AACTGGTTCATGGATAATCCACAAAGAGGAAGATCAAACAACTCAGCAGTCATCGTAAGAAATGAATCTTCACCAGAAGAGTTTAATAAACTCATGCAGAGTGTTAGAGAGTTTGGTGAACCGGGTTTTGTCTTCGTTGAATCAACCGAACATACAACTAATCCATGCGTTGAGATTGGTATGTTCCCACAGATTGATGGTCAGTCTGGTTGGCAGGGTTGTAATCTGACTGAGATCAATGGAGGCATGTGCCATACCAAGGAAGACTTCTATCAGGCCTGTAGAGCAGCGTCTATCCTTGGTACCCTACAAGCTGGGTACACAGACTTTAAGTTTTTGTCTGACACGTCTAAGAAAATCTTTGATCGTGAAGCATTACTTGGAGTTTCTATTACTGGATGGATGAATAATCCAGGAATTTTGTTCAATGAAAAAATCCTTGAGAAAGGTGCTGAAATTGTTAAACAGGTTAATAGAGAAGTGGCAGATATCTTGGGCATCAATCCTGCTGCTCGGACTACTTGTGTTAAGCCTAGTGGTAATGCATCAGTTCTTTTACAAACCGCATCTGGCATTCATGCTGAGCACTCAGGAATGTACATTCGTAACGTGCAGATGAATAAAGAATCTGAAATTACTCAGGCGATCATTAAAACTAATCCATACATGGTTGAAGAATCTGTATGGTCTGCTAATGGCACAGATGTGGTCGTAGCATTCCCAATTTTACCGCACGAAGATTCGATTATCAAAGATGATATCCTCGGAGTAAAACACTTAGAACTAGTCAAGAAGGCGCAAAAACATTGGGTCAATGCTGGCACTAATGAAGAACTTTGTGCAGATAAGGGTGTTCGTCATAACGTTTCTAATACTATTCTAGTTGATGACTGGGATGAAGTAGAAAAATACGTTTTTGAGAACAGGCATTCCTTCGCTGGTATTTCTTTCCTTTCTGTGATGGGTGATAAAGACTTCAATCAGGCACCTAACACTGCGGTGATTACTGCACAGCAAATGGTAAAAGAGTATGACGCTGCTGCAATCTTTGCTTCAGGAATGGTAGTTGACGCATTGAAAGTGTTCCCTAATCTTTGGGATGCTTGTTCAACTGCTAGAGGCATCGGTATGGATATCTCACTCGAGTCTTCAGAAAATGCCGCTAGAAAAGATTGGGTTCGTCGTTTCAAAAACTTTGCAGAAAATTACTGTGGATCAGATGAAGTTAAAGCAGAGTATTGCTTGAAAGATGCATATCTTCTTCATAAATGGAATAAGATTCAATCTAATCTGAAAACAGTAAATTGGTCTGAAGATATTAAGGAGAAGAAGTATACCGACGTCGATACTCTTGGTGCTGCAGCTTGTGCAGGTGGTGCTTGTGAAATCGACTTCTAGTCCTTGTGTAAAAATTTGCACATTGATAGATAACTATTGTATTGGTTGCGGTAGGTCAAAGGATGAGATATCCGAATGGCGTACCGCAACCGAACAAAGAAAAAAAGAAATCCTAGAAAGGATCGTCAATGGTTGAATATGTAATGGAATGCAATGAATGTGGAAATACAACAGCAATTTTTACATACGAGAACCCTGAGTTCTGCCCCATCTGTGGAAGACGTGGTGAAGCTGAGGAAAGATTACCAGATTATGACTGGGAAGACCAAGAATAAATACCTGTATGTGGTATTACGATAATGAGCCTTTTGATGAAACGCCAGAAGAGTTTCAAGGATTTGTCTATCTCATCACCGAGATTGATACTAACAAAAAATATATTGGAAAGAAAAACTTCTGGAAACCAAAGATCCTACCAATCACAAAGAAACGCAAAAGAAGAATACGAACACGTGTCGAAAGTGACTGGAAGACCTATGTTGGATCGTCGGATAAGGTCATACATCTCGTTGAATCTAGAGGCATAGATCAATTTAAAAGAGAAATACTTCATCTTTGCAAAACTAAAGGTGAGATGTCATACTATGAAGCAAAGTTACAGTTTCAGTATGATGTCTTGCTATCAGATGAATACTATAATGAATTTATTGGATGTAAAATTCATTCCCGACATATAAAAAAATAGTTTACTTTTATCATAAAATAGTATATAATTATTAATACAATTGAAAAAGGATATATCATGATTCTCGTTGACTACAGTGGCGTCTGCCTTGCAAGCATTATCGTAAACAAAGAGTTAGATGAAGATATGATTCGTCACATGACTCTCAACTCTCTTCGAATGTATAATACTAAATTCAAAGAAGAATATGGGCAGATGATTCTTGCCTGTGATGGTGCTAATAACTGGCGTCGCAGTTATTTTCCACAATACAAGGCGAATCGTCGTAAAGGTCGCGATGAGTCAGACTTTGATTGGAACGAAGCATTTCGCATCATGCACAAAATTAAAGATGAACTCAGAGAAAATTTTCCTTACAAAGTGATTCATCTTGAAGGTTGTGAGGCAGATGATGTGATTGGAACTTTGGTAGAGAGGACGCAAGAGTTTGGTAACTATGAACCAGTCATGATTGTTTCTTCAGATCATGACTTCAAACAACTTCAGAAGTTTGATAACGTTTCTCAGTTTTCTCCTATGACCAAAAAACTGGTTGAAGAGGGGCATCCTCGTCAAAACCTGAAACTCAAAATTCTACAAGGTGACGCAGGTGATGGTGTTCCTAACGTTCTATCACATGATGATACATTCGTAAACGGTGAACGTCAAACACCTCTTTCTAAGAAAAAGAAAGAAGCAATCCTACAAGATCTATCCGATGGCGAACTTCTTTATGCGGCATCTTGGTATCGTAACTATTGTCGTAATGAAACTCTCATTGATTTGACAAAAACACCAGAAGATCTAAAACAAAATATTATAAATAATTTTGAAGAACAAGATCCTTGGCATAACAAGGGAAAGGTTTTTCCCTACCTTGTTGCTAACAGGATGAATCGCTTGATTGAGAGTGCGCAGGAGTTTATTTAATGGTGAAATATGTACATGAAGTATTAATTGAAGTTGGTTCAAAAAGAAAGAAATCAGAGAAAATAGAGATCCTCAAAAAGAATGAGTCTTGGGCATTGAAAGATGTCATTCGCGGTTCTATGGATTCTAGTATAGAATTTAATTTGCCTGAGGGAACGCCGCCATATACAGCGTGCGAACCACATAATGCCCCAGCAAATTTACTCAGAGAAAACAACAAATTTAAATACTTCGTTAAAGGTGGTCCTGGAGATAAAATGCTCAAGGTAAAACGCGAAAGTATTTTCCTCGGTTTGATAGAAGGAGTCCATCCTCTGGATGCTGAACTCGTTATTGATATGGTAAACAAAGTAACACCCAAAGGTCTCACAAGACCTATAGTACAGGAGGCATTCCCAGGTTTATTGCGAGACTGAGGGAAATTTTTAACCCTTGGAGAAAAAGTACAAATGGTATTAGCTCAGCTCGAAAGACTTAAGAAAGACGCAACTGAATTAGAAATCTACGCTAAGAAATTAGAGAAGAAGGGGAAGGTAGATCGAATGCAAAAAATTCTCAAAAAGCAAGATTTCTTGAAACGTCGAATCGCTGAGGTACAATATTCAACTTAGAGAAAAAAATAGGAGTTTACATACCCTCGCTGATATGATATAATTATACTATATTAATCAGTGAGGGTATTTTTATCATGAACCTTTTTATTCTAGATCTTGATCCTGTTCTTGCCGCTCAACAACAGTGTGACAAGCATGTCCCTAAAATGGTAGTAGAATCTGCGCAGATGATGTCAACTGCACATCGTATCCTTGACGGTGACTTGACACGCCGTCCTTCTGTATCAGGTAAGACCATGGTCAAGTATTGGGTACATCCTAATCATAACTGGGAAAATATTTTACATAAAGCAGTTCATACGCATCATCCTTGTACTAGGTGGACTATGGAAAGTAGTGATAACTATTTTTGGCACTATCAGCATTTTATTGCTCTTTGTGAAGAGTATACATATCGGTATGGAAAAGTTCATAAATGTGAAAGAGATTTGAAAGATGTTCTTTGTCATCTTCCTGAGAATATTCCGCGTGGGAATCAAACGCCATTTGAACTTGCCATGAAGTCAAATCCAGAATGTATCGCCCTTGGAGATCCAGTTAAAGCGTATCAAGCATTCTATCAAACTAAACAACATCGCTTCAATATGGTATGGTCGAAGCGAAAAGTTCCGGAGTGGTTTCAATATGCCGACGTACACGCTGCGTGACACAAAAACTAATGATGAATGGGATGTAAACTGTTCATATGAAGACTTAAAAATTATTCTCAATGAGATGCCTGACGTTATGAAAGTTCTTTCAACACCTAAAATTGTATCTGGTGTTGGAAGTCTACAAAGTAAAGTCCCTGATGGGTTTAAAGATAAACTCAAACAAATTAAAAAAGGTTCTGGACAAGGAAACACTATTAAGGTATGAAAACTGCAGCTGTTAGACAAGATGAACTGTATGAGTATGAACCTCTTACAGAAAATCAGAAGAAAGCATTTGATTCATGGGATGAAGGTGATAACCTCGCACTCGTAGGATCTGCTGGTACTGGTAAGACTTTTCTTGCTTTGTATTTGGCTTTAGAACTGATTACGGATAAACAAATGCCACAGGAAAAAGTTACAATCTTTCGATCTGTGGTACCTACTCGTGATATGGGTTATCTTCCTGGCACTATCGAAGAAAAGAAGGAAGTGTTTGAAACTCCTTATCGTAAAATCGTAGAGGAACTTCTTGGTGGAGATCAACCCTATAAGAGAATGTTAAGAACACAACAGATTGAATTTTTAACGACATCTTTTATTCGTGGATTAACTATAGATAATTCTGTAATCATCGTCGACGAAATGCAAAACTTAAATTTTCATGAACTTGATTCTGTCATGACACGAGTTGGAGATAATTGTAAAGTTATTTTCTGTGGAGACTACTATCAGTCAGACTTTCGGGAAGGTCATGAACGAGATGGAGTTATGAAGTTTATGAGAATCGTGGAACAGCTAAAAGATTTTACTGTTGTCCAATTTGGATGGGATGATATCGTAAGATCTGATTTCCTAAGAGACTATATAATGACAAAAGAAATGTTAGGCATTAGATAATGGAGTTTATACATGAAGAAATTGATCTTGGTTATGAAGACCTTGTGGCAGAGACTAGTGCTCGAGGCAGAGTTTACTCTACTCCTGATGGGTCTCAGTATCCTAGTATTACTACGGTTCTTTCTCTCTTAACCGAAGATTCGATTGCCGCATGGCGAAAACGTGTAGGTGACGATGAAGCAAACAGAATCGGCCATCGAGCATCAAGTCGTGGAACGCAAGTACATGCGATCATAGAAAGGTATTTGAAAAATGAAGATACAACAGACTATCTCCCGCACATTAGGCAAAGTCTTGAAAACCTGCGGCCAATTCTTGATCGATCTATCGGGAAAATCTTTGGCCTCGAAACTCCTCTTTATAGTCGTTATCTTGGGTTGGCTGGTCGTTGTGATTGTGTAGCGGAGTGGGAAGGTGTTCCATCAATCATCGATTTCAAGACAAGTAGAAGACCAAAAAAGAAACAGCAAGTTCCTAACTATTTTGCACAGATGTCTGGATACGCTGTTATGTTTGAAGAGAGAACTGGCATGCCTATTGTCAATACTGTTATTGTTATGGATGTTGACGATAATCAACCGATCGTCTTCAAAGAGCATAGAGACAACTACATCCAGCTCTTGATCGACACTAAAAAAGAATACGATCGCCGGAAACTTTTTTTTAAATAAAAACGTTTTTCTTGTTGACCTTTCTGTAAATGTAGAAGATAATATATACATGATCAGAAATGAGGAGCAACAAATGATCAAAGTTTTTCAGATTGCAGACCAAGAAGCTCTGC